ATTGTCGTTCATGACAATGACTTTGCCCGTTTTGATGTTCAAAACCTTGTGTTCTTTAATAATCATTGATTGTGTTGTTTTCGGTAAAATTAACGAATTTTTTTTGATTAATTACAAACCTAATTCGGCACGTTGTGATTTTGTCAACTTAAACGGAATCGCTGAATGGCGACAATTATAACCACCACGAAAAACCGCGAAATTGTTTGGTGTCGTTCCCGGAATCATTCCGGTTCCGTTATTGTACGCCCAATTTAATTCGTTTTGTAATTCAGACGCCAACAAAACATTTTTTCCAACCCAACGGACACATTGTGGTCGTGAATCGTCAATCAATGAACCAACGTATCTGAATGCATCCAAACCGAATGTTTCAGCAATATGCGAATTCACTTGACCGTCGAATTGATTCAGCGAATCGCGCGAAACTTGGGTGACGTATCGTTTCAATTGTGACATTCGTTCCGGGTTGCTCAAAATATAATTTGACAAAAAAACTTCCATGTCCGAAATGGTTGTCCCGGCGACAATGTTTTTATAAATACCCTCACGAACGGGTTGAATGAAATTTGTTGAAACGCCGGTCCCGGTCAAACCATTCAATGTTTGTTCGACATTTGCTTTTTGAATTGGATTAATTAAATCGGACAATTCTTTTTCGGAAATATCATTCACCGATTTTTGCGCGTCAAAATTGAATTGTTTGATTGTTTCAAATGACCTTAAAAATTCCTTGACTTGCGTTGGATAATTTGAACCCTGCAACGCGTTTTGAATAACGGCGTCGATTTCATTCACGATTGCCGTGTTGGTATCGTCAAACAAAATTTTGCCACCTTCAACATTCATTGTGTTGATTTTCTTTTTGACCGCATCAAAAATTTTTTTCTCAATATTGTCAAAATTATCAACCAAATCATTTTCCGCAATTAAAACTTCCTTGTCTTTTTTGCCAACTAATTTGTCAATTGAAATCGCGAAAACATCAGCCATTTTTAAATTGAAATTACGGTTGTCGTGTTATATGAATCAACAATCGGTTGCAACGCTTTGTCCAAATCCGCAAAAATTACCGATAAATCATTTTCCAAATATGTCGTTCCATTATCGGCCACAATTTTTGTCAATGTTTTATAGGCATATAGTGAACGAATTAAATCGTCTTTTTTGATAACACCTGACGCCAACAACATTTGTTTGTCTTTTGTGTTCACATGATAAATCGGATCGTATGAAACCAAAATTTCAACAATTCGTGTGATTGGTATATTCCCGGAAAAACGTTTTTTTGCAAGGTCTTTTGTCGCTTCAACTAAAAATGCAACCGGCGCGTTTTTGTCGTTCAATTTATTTATTTCGTCAATCAAGTCGTTTTCGGTTTTCATGCTGAATGAAATCGGTTTCACAATAACCGGATCAATCGGATTCGCGACGCTTCGATATTTTTCAATAATTAATAAACTTTGATAAATAATTTCGTCAAAAATATTGTTCGAAATTTTCGTCAACATCATGAATGAATCTTCGCGGTCAATTTCCTTTGCCGTTCCTGATTGCGCTTCGTCAATATTATTCAAATGCAACGCGTCTTCGGCTTTTTTCAATAATGTTTCCCATGCGCGACCGGAATATTCAATCACATCAACCGGCGGCCCAATAAAACGAATCATTGGTTCACTTGAATTGTTTGGTCCGTCAATCAAATTTCCCTTTTCGCGCATAAATACGCCAAACGGCGAACGTGTAATGACGCGCCCGGTTCCCTTACATGAACGACACATGACATGTTCTTCAGTTTCGCCGTTATAACAAAACCCGTCACGACAACCAGGTGCCGAACATGTTTCCGCAACTTCTTCTCGATAAGGAAAACACGACGTTGTCATGATTGCCGTCCAATCTGAATATTGTCGAATCGCTTCATTTGCAAACGGCAAAAACGCGCTGAAATAACTTTCAAAATAATCGTCGTCGGTAACATCACCGCCCAATACAACACCCGGCAAAAATCCGATGTTGTGTTGATAGATTAATTCAACAACGAATTTGTTGTCTTTTTTAATTCCGATTTGGGTGTGTTTATAAAACGCGTCCGGTGTCAACGTGTAAATGATTCGGCCTTCTTTTTTATTTCGGCCACCTTGATAAACTTCGCTTTGTTCGTCTTCAGCAACCCACGAAATGACACCTTCGTCAATGTCCAAAAAATGAATTTGATTTGAACCAACAATCAACGGATAAACGTCAACTTTGACCGTCGGATTTGTCAACCCTTCGCCCGTCGGAATCCATACCAACCAACCGTTCGGATCTTCAATCATTCGACGAACGACATATTTCTGAATATACGAATAAAAATATTGATTGTCGAATTTTTGCGTGTTCAAATACGTTGACAATTCGTCTGACACCTGAATTGAAAAATTCGCCGAACTAAAAATTCGATACAATTTGTCGATTGCGCGATTGATTGAACCTTTTGTGATTGGTTCGTAAATGTCCAAACGATATTTTTGAATCTCGGCGTCTTCATTCGGACGTCGTTGTGTTAATATTCGCCCCGGATTTTTCCCGCGTGTATGCACAAACATTTCGTCGCGTACTTCAACCCAATCGTCTTTTTCTTCTGGTTGCGGCAAATCGCCCAACATTGAATTGTAAATTTCTATTTCAAACATAATTTTTTAACATGATAACGTTTTTGAACAATTTATTTTTCGCAATTGGGCTTCAACAAACCATTGATTCCCGACCTCGTTATTTTTAGGAATTTCGCCGTCCGAAATATATTCAACGCCGTTGACATAAACATTTTTCGCGGCCAAAATATTTGTCAAAATTTTTGCAATTTGACGTGGAATTCGTTTTGATTTCAATGTCCATTTTTCAATGACTTCCGACGAAACCGTTGTCAATCGCGTTCCGACAAATTCTTTTGCAATTTCAAACGATGTTTGTTCGATAAATCCTGGCAAACGATATTGATTGTAAAATGTGAACGGTGTTCCGTTTCCAACGAATTCGTCACCGTAATAATATTTGAAACAATCGGTTGTTTTGTAGTTACCTTCCAACATCAATGTTTCGGATTTGTCCGGACATGGATCGAATTTGTAAGGTTCCGAACAAAACGAATATTTTGAAACCGGATTTGCCGCGTTGAACCACCATTCAAAAACAAAACACCCGCCGCCGTTTGGAAATTGCGCGTTCAAATCAATGTATAATTGCTTTAAATCAATTTCGATTTGCTGAATATTTTTCCATGTAATATTTCCCGCGTAATCATAAACCGGGAAAACACCGACAAATTTATTTGACGCGTAATTCGTCACCGATTTTGGATTGCCACCTGACATGATATATTGATCCGAACAACAATCTTTGACAAATCCATTTGCAAAACCGGTCGGTCCCCAACCATACGGAAACGAACCGTTCGGATCTTGACCGTTGAAATTGTCGATTTGCTGAAATTGAAAAACCAAAATGTCTTCATCTAAAACCGGCGACCAATACGGCAAATCATTTCCGCAAAGATTGCAATTGAACGATGTATCACATGAACACAATGTCAAACCGTTATTCACAACAACTGAATCGCAATCGTCACCGTTTCCGCAAATCAAAATTTCTATTTCTTTGCAAATGATACGTGATTCAATGTCGTCAATGTCGCCACAATCCGACGATTGGTCGCAATATGTTTTTGAATTGATTGAATAGTTTACAAAATAACCCATGTTTATTTTTTATGGTTTTTTTAATTGAACACCGCAAATTTGATATTTGCCAGGCGACAATAAAGATAAATCAATTTTAAAGAATGCCGAACCACCCGAAAACGTCGGGTTGACGTCGTATAATTCCGGACATGATAATTGTGTCAATCCGGTTCCGCTTGTACCGCCGTTTTCCTCTAACAAGTTATTGACGCCATAAGGGAAACGATCCAACATTGCAATAAACGTGTAATTTGCCGCAACTAATTGTTGAACTTCAATCAACAAATAATCAAATTGACCGTCGCAAAACGGACCGGTAACATTTGACGGTGTTCCGTTTTTATATCCTTTGACGCTTATTCCTTTTAACATTTGCGAATAAGGTTGCGGATTTGTTTCATAGTCAACCGGGTGAATTTTGTTGTTTCTTACAATTGTAAAATCACATGATTGACCATAAATCGGTGACAAATCAAAGTCAAATTGATATTCAAAATAAACGTCTAAATCGGCCCAATCAAAATTCGCGTTGTTTACTGAAATATAGGTTGACGCCAACGCCCCCGCCGGATTTCGTGTGAAACCTTGCGCCGTATTTGCAACGAAAACATTCCCGTTTGAAATTGGCAAATTTGGTTCATAACGAACACGCCCGTTCCATTCCGTTGACAATGTTGTTCCGTCGTCACTCACAATCAAATCCGAACTATTGTTTTGCCAATTGCCAGGAAAACCCGCAATTCGATTTGAAGACATTGAATAAAAATAAAAAAACGTTGTTTGTCCGGTTGACGGATAATTGTTCACCTTTCTGTAAACATTCAATGTGACTTTTTTCAAAAAATCAATCCATGTGTTTGCCGGATCCATTCCAAAATTTGTCAAACAAATATCAAACGCGCCACCGGTGATTTGCATTTTGTTTTGAATTCGTTCTTTCATTGTTGGCGCAAAACATTGATTGACGAATGACATTGAATAATCATTCCACGTATTTGAATAAGTCAATGAACAACACAATTCAATTCCTGGAATTTGCGTCACCGGAATAATGTCCGAAATAAAAGAATTCGAAATCGTTATCAAACCACTAACGCCGTAAACAATCGCACCAATGCGCCATTGTCCGTTTGGATTGATTGAATTATCAATGTAACATGTAACGCGCCATGTCGAACCACCCACGTTCGTAATTAATGTTGACGGCGCATAAATCAAATTATTCAATTGACCGGGTGTTGCGTCGGTCGGAATTGCAATTCGTGACATGTCGTAATTCAACGGAAACGTTGTTGTGTTATCTGTTTGACTTGTATCAAATAACATGATGTAACAATCCCATAATGTCGAAATTGAATCAATTTCAAAAATTAATTGCGTTTGTTGAACGGTTGACAAATTAGAAACAAAAACACCGTTGCGTTTGAATTTGAATTGTGGATTCGTAAACTCTGACGCGCCACCGTACAAACCAGAATTCCAAAAACGCGATGTCCAACCGATTGATTTTGTCAAATAACAATTAAAATCGACGGCTTGTCCATTCACAATTGTTTGAACATTTGAATCGGTGATGTAAGTCATCAAACACAAATTTTTGTTTGAATTATAAACCGATTGAATTGTGTTTGTCAACGGTGTTGGTGAACTAATATGTGAATTCAACAACTTTGGTTGATTTGGAATTGTTGTTCCGTCAATCCAATTTTCAAGGTCTTCAATCATGAAAAAATTCAATGTGATAATGAAATTTGTATTATCAACAAATTGAATTGTCGCGTTCAAATTCTTTTGTGAATTTGCATTCACACCCGCGCCATATAAAGTCATTTGATACAACCCACCAATTAACGCGTTTGAATTCAGGTCAAAAAACCAACCTGCCGGTGGCGGCGAATCAATAATTCCGGAACCATAACGTCCTGGATAGTTGCAATTGATGTCAAATAAAACCGGATTGAAAAATATTTTCACACCCGCTTGTAAATTAACATAAGTCATGGTCCATTGCAACGAAACACTTGCGCCAATGCTTATTCGGTCAAATAAAACAGACGAACCGCAATTTCCGATTTGTTGAACCCACCCACCGTCGGAAAAAATATTCAAATAACGACATCCAATTCCACAATCACCGCAATAGACCGGTTGATAATAAACTAAAACATTGTAGGTTTCACCGCAATTTGTGACATCAAAATAAAAAATATCACCGTCACTCATGTCCAACGGACACGTTTGAATTCCGACTTCATGTTCACCCGGCGGAATAGGCAATGAAACGCCCGTTCCCGAACCAGACGCAACGCCGTCAATAAACCAATTGAGCGCACCGGTAAAAAATGAAATCGTTGAAAATCCAACATTGACCGTGAACGGCGTTGGATTGTTCACTCTAAAAAAGTCACCTTGTAATTTCGTGCAATCGTCTAAACATGGATGCCAATTAAATTGTGTTTGCGAAATGATTGGATTTGTGACCGGATCAATATTAATCATGTCAAAGGTCCATGTTTGCGAACCGCTTCCCGGCGAATTCCAATGAACTTCCAACTCAAACGATGTAACGTGACCAACGGCCGCGTCACAATCCGCACAAACCGACACCAAACATGTGATTTCATTCAATGAATTCAATGTGATGTTATATGTCAACGGATCGGTCCATGCAACGCCGTCAACGCTCAAAATTTGCGTCGAACAACCGCCGGTGTTATTTATATGGATTCGATGTATTGAACGCGTCGGTTCGTTCGTGTTCAACTTTACTTTTATTTCAACCAAACCACAACAACCCGCAAAAATTGGATTTGTCGCGCCGGAACTGTTATCAACTAAATTCGATGTGATTATCATGTTTCAAATTTATTTAAAATTAAACAATTCCCGCAACTTGGATCACTCTTTTTGTGAAATCAATATTTAATTCTTTGACAACGCCGTTGACAATTTGCCCGTTTTTAATTAACCGAATTGTTTTGGCAAAATTAAAATCATTGTATGTTTGACAATCAAATTCAAAAGTAAATTTAAAATCGAATTGCGTCGTTCCTGGCAACCTTGGATCGTCGATGTAATGAAACAACGAATAAAGATTGTTTTTGTAACTTGCATTGAACCAAAACGGATAATTGAAACGTTCGTCGGGTGCTGGTCCCGGATAACCACCACAAAACGCGTCGGAATAGTCATGTTTAACCAAACCGGCCGTTCCTGAATTTGTGTCATAAATCATGAATTTATAATAACCGACTGTATGTTGATTGGTTAACAATGTTTGGTCGTAATCTGAAAAAATATTGTGCCAAATGAAATTCACGATTCCACCTAAAAACGTTTGAAAATAATCATAAACGGTCAAATCAATTCCGTCCTTTCGATGTCGTGACGGCCCTATTTGCAATAATATTTCGCGTGAACCTTTTTGTCCTGGGTTATAGGGAACATTCCATTCGACAATGTCATTGAATCTTGTTATTGATTCGTTTCCAACATAGTCAACAAAATCTTTTGAATATTGATAATCGCCATAGGACCAACGTTCCTTGTCAATCCAATTAAAACAAATTTCATTGTTTTGAATTTTACCTTCATTCAATAATTGTTCAACGTCAATCCATGTCGTTGTTGTTTGAAAAAAATCCTTTCGTTCAAAAACCAAAACATTGTTGACAATTTGAAATTCGGCATTGAAAATCGGTTTCAAATACGTTTGCATTAACGTTTCAATTGTTTCAATTGGTTTGTTGTCCGAAATCAATGTGAAATCGTTTGAATCATACGGACGGCCCTTTGCAACTTGCGCGGCAAATAATACCGTGTTGTAATAAGGTGACGACGGATCATTTAGAATTGAACTTTGAAATTGCAATCCACATTTTTCACATGCGTTTTTTATATAGTCACGAACATACGGTGACGGGTGAAAACGACCGCACGGTGCTAATGACGCGCTTAAATCTGTTAATAAATGTTGAATGTTATTTATCAATGTGATTGGATTTGTTAAACCACCGCCGCAATTAACGTCAACACGTGGAATTGAATTAATAGCCGAACAAATAACATAGACAATCCCAAAAATGACAAAAATCACCGGAACCAAAACGAAAAAAATAAATTGAAACGTGAAATTCCAAATTGTCGCTTGTAAAATTAACGCGTATTGTAAAAATTCCGGACGTACTTCAATGCAATAACGAATGATTGGATTTGAACGATTCAAAAATCCGTTGTGATTGTCCCAAATTAATGTTGATTTGACGCAATTGATTTTCGCTTCGTCTTCAATCACATTTGCTGAAATAAAACATTTGGGTTCACACCAATCAATCGCGTCGCCTTTGATAACACCTTCGAAAACCGCTTCGCGACAACAATCGTCAAAAATTTTGATTGCAACGCTTTTTGAAAATCCGAATGGATCGTCAATCAATGCCGTTTTTAAAATTTGATAACCGTCATCGTAAAATGTCAATTCAGATGTGAACGATTTCGCCAATGTTCCGTCTTCGGCACGGTTCCGCAATGTGACCGAAAAATTTTGAATGCCGTCAATCACCCCGGTGACCAATGTCCCGTTTAATTCAATTCGCATTGTTGAATTTGCCATGTTTTATTTTGCTTTGTTTCGAATTCGATTTTCTTTGAACTGATAATGTGAAACCAAACCATGAATTCCACGTTCGTCGATTGACAAATTTATTCGCGATTGTTCCCGAATTGCATTTTCAATTCGCGACAATTGTTGATCCATGTTGTGATTGTTTACGACGATAATTTTTTCGCCTAAACCCAACGCCATTTCAGGTGTTCGACCTTTGTGAATCGCTTCAAAAAATGAACGATATTTTGATGTTTTGTCCTTTGTGAAAACAAATTCGCCTTTGTGAACAACACCGGCCGTTTCACTTTTGCCACCGTCACCCGTGTAACCACCTTTTTCAAAACCTGCCGCCGCTTGGGCCTGGCTTCGTGCTGAAATAAATCCGGCCGCCAATGCCAACAATGTCGCGGTAATTGTGAACGGTGCCGCCGGACCACCTAATGCCGCCGCTTTTGCGATTGCGATTGACGAATTCAACGCCAATTCAATAAATGCCAACGCTTGTTGTTGACGAACAAATTTTGCACGTTCTTTTGTTAATTTGTCCAAACGTTCTTGTTCCAATTGCAAAACCTCGGCATTGCCTTTTTCCGCAATTGTTTTGGCTTGTTCAATTCGTTTTTCTTGCGCTGAAATTGCCAAATCCGCTTCCCGAATTCGCGCGTCAATGACTTGATTAATGAAATCAATTGTCGCCTTTCGAACGTCTTCAATTCCTTGTTTTATTTTTTCGCGTTTTTCTTCTTCCAATTTTATTTCGGCTTCGCTCAACCCTTCTGACAATTTCAATGTTTTTTTGCTCGTTGCGTCCTTCTCTTTTAAAATTGCAAAATCCGCTTTTTTATTTATCAATTCAATTTCCTTTACGTCACCTTTTGCGTTGGCAATATCACGTTGACGATTTTCATTAATTTGCTGAATTCGTTCCTGACTTGCTTTTTCTTCAGCCAAAATTTGCAAACGAATTGTTTCGGCCAAATTTTTTTTCAATGAATCAATTGCCTTTTTACTTCGTGCTTTTTCAAATTTTTCAATGATTTTGTCTTTTTTTGTTTCTAAATCGGTGATGGCTTGTTCCTGGATAAATTGACTTTGTTCGAATTGTTGTTGTTGAATGTCTTCGCGCAATTTCTGAATTCTTAATTCTTCTTTGTAACCTTCAGCCGAAATTTGATTTCCGGTTCGACGGGCCAAATTCAATTTTTTTTGCGTTCCGATTTGTTCAATCAATGATTCATTTTGTTTCGTCAACGTTCCATTTTTTTTCGCGTCTTCTTTTTCGCGTTCTGTTTCCAAATCAATGATTCGTTCCTGATCCGCTTGAATTGCCTTCAATTGGGTAAATGTTTCATTGAAATTTTTTGGAACGATGTTGACTTCTAATTCCATTCGTGCCGCTTCATTTTCTAAATCGGCCAATTGACGTTTTAAATCATTGAAAAAATTCAACGTGTCATTTTTTGTTTTATCGTCAACCTTGCCAACTTGGGAAACATCGAATTTTGATTTTGACAATTGTTGTTCCAAATTCGCCGAACTTTGCGACAACGCGTCAATTGCGTCAACGGTTTGTGATAATTGTTCAACCGTCTTTTGATTTTGTTTGATGTCAACAACATTCAAAACATTTTTTTGCAATTTGTTTTGTTGTTTTGCTAAATCCGCATATTGACCTTCAAATGTTGAATTGACATTGATAATATCTTTTGAAAATGATTTTTGGAATTCCTGGTTGCTGAATGCGACGTTTTTTTGTAAATCACCGGACAATGTATTGAAAACCGATTTTTGTTTTTCGCTTAATTTATTTCGAAACGCGTCCAAACCTTCTTCAACTGTTTTGAATGATTTCACGTCAAATTTTCCAACACCTTTGAAAATCGATTCAGATAATGCCGCGCCACCGGATGCGCTTTGTTGAATTTTTGTTTGTAGGTTCAACGCTTGTTTAAACAATTCCGTCAATTGTTGTGATGTCGCTTCGGCTTGGGCCTTTAATTTGATTTGATTGGTCAATTTTTTATAGGCGTCGTCAACTTGTTTGACAAATTTTTCTTCATCACTCAAATTTTTCAACGTTGTTCCGTATGTCGAATTGATTTGGTCAATAATTGTTTTGCGTTCCTTTGATCCGGTCGTTGTCAACTTCAATTGTTTGAACAATTGATCCAACTTCGAAATTTCGGACGCCATGTTTTGATTTGTTTGTTCCTGAATATTATTTTGGGCTTGTTTCAAATCAATGAACGTTTCCGTTTCTTTATTCGCTTCAGCGGTTGCGTTTGCGGCCCCTTCGGTTGCGTCGCCGTAATCAATCATAAATGCCGCCGCCGTTGCCAACAATGAAACAACCAATCCAATCGGATTCGCCTTCAATGCGGTGTTGAAACCTTGTTGTGCAATGGTCGCGATTTCCGTTCCGACCGCATAGGCACGTTGAACAATGTTTCCTTGCACTTGCGCGGCCGTCTTTAATCTTAATTGAACAAAACCCAATGTCACCGCCGTATTCAATGCGCGTTGACGTAATATAGACAACAACGATTCTTTGTTTGCTAATTGCTGAATGACAAATCCGCGAATTTGCGCACTAACGTATAAAGAAACGGCCGCACCCAATAATGAAAACGCAACTTTGTTTTGTTCAATGATTGCAGGAATTCGTCGCAAAAATTCAATTGCACGTGATGCGCCACCGATTAACACTTCAAAAATTGGTAACAACCCTTCACCAACGGATCGCGCAACCTGGTCAAAATTATCTTTTAATGTTGACACACGACCGGCAAATGATTGTCCCAACGTCGCCGTCAAACCTTCAAATTGACCGCCGTTTGACGTTAATGTTTGAAACGCTTTTTCCAAATCTTTGAAACCGATTTTCCCTTCAGACGCTAATTTTTTAACGTTTTCGGCACCGACGCCCAAATTTTTCGCAAACTCCTGAATGATAGGAACACCCGCTTCCGTCAATTGGTTGATGTCTTCAGCATATAACGTTCCTTGCGTTCGCGCTTTGCCGTATAAAACCGTTAATTCATTGAAATTTTTTCCGGTTCCCGCGCTAATATCACCAATCCTGGATAACACCGGAATCAGGTTTTTTGAATTTTCACCAAACGCCAACAATGCACGTCCCGCGTTTTGAACTTCTTCACCCGTGAATGGAGTCACCGAACTAAACTTTTGCAAATCGGCCAATACCGTTTTCGCTTTGTCCTGGTCTTTTAAAAATGTTGTGAATGAAATTTGCAACGATTGAAAATCGGATGCGGCCTGGATTGCGTTTTTTCCAAAATCAATAATCGATTGACTAATTGCAATGCCACCAAACGCGGCCGCCGCCCCTTTTAATACACCACCTAATTTCGAAACATTGTTTGCGGTATTATTTACTCCGGCATTAACACCGTCAATTGATTTTTTAACGGCGTCTAATTCACGACGCAATTGCGCGGTGTCGGCTTGGATTTTAAAAATGACATTTTTTGGTTCGGCCATGACTTATGCTTTTTTTGCTTTGCCGAATTTACGTCTTTCTTTTGGTTTTTCGTCGTCGCCTGAATTGATTTTTTCAAACGACTTGTTTTTTTCGTCAATGATCCGCATCCATGTTGAAATGGTTTGATAATATTCGTCAACGGTCAATGATTCCAATGCGCGAACCTCTGACGGACGCGATTCACAAATCAATTGGTTCAAATAATTTATTTCGTCTATATATCGCCCAACGACAATGTTTGCAAAATTTGATTCAACTTTGCGTTTTCCGGTTCCATTGTCTTCAAAAATTCGAGAATATCGGTTCCGGATGAATTCGAATAGTTGATTGTGTATTCGAATGCCCTTTGCAAAAAAAAATCGTGACATTCCGGATCGTCTTTGAATTTGTCTAATTTGATTTGACGATGTTTGTCGTCGTATCCGGTCGCGTCTTCGCCGTCGATAACAAAATAACATGTCGCCAATTCCAACAATGTTGTTTCTTCGCCAATGTAATTCAACCGGAATTCGATTTCACCCATTAAATGAAACAATTCAACGATGTTCCCTTCATTCGCTTTTTTCTTCATTTCAGCGAACAACCTGGTCAATTGACCTTTCGTCAAATTCATGTCGGCAAACCTGGTCGCGATTTCGGCCGCGATTGCGCGTTTTGCCGGAATGGTCAACATGTTTTCAAATTCGTACCAATTACAACCGTCATTGTCGGTGTAAACTTTTTTTAAATTGAAACTTGAATTTGTGATTGGTTGTTGTTGTTGTTTTTTTCGTTTAAACCACTTCATTTTTTCTTTGTTGTTGTTTTCGGTTGTTTGGTTGTTCCTTTGATTGATGCCGTACAAATCGCGTATGAACTCGACTTGTCTTTGCCCGTCTTCATTACGTCCATAACGCAACGGTGCATTTTGTCCATTTTAGCCATAACTTAAAAAATTTTATTCAAATATAGTGAAAATTCATTTTAGAAAACGAATAAAATCATGATGAAACGTCCACAAATAATATCTGAAACAATCCAATAAATGCGTCAAATGTTTGTCCTTGCTTTTATCGATGTCGCCGTTCGAATCGGTTTGAACTGAAATCAGGTCGTTGATTAAGTATTGACATGACGAATCAATCAACAAATCGGTGTGACGTTCCAACATCGAATTCAACAACACGCGTGAATTTTTTATCGACGGATTAATTGACGGAACTTTGAATTGTGATTTGCTCAACCCTAATTCGTCACGGATTATCGAATAAAAATTCATTGCGCCTTTTGTCATTGCGGAACGATTCGCCCCGGACGCGTCACCGGTGACAATGAAAAATGGATTTCCAAACGTCGTTTTGATAACTTGACACAAATTGTAAATGTCCGAATTGCGCAATCTGAATTCTTTTAATATTCGAATTTTCCCGCCGTAACTTTGACCGGCGACACATGTAATCGGATCAACGTTGAAATCGAACGATAAAATGATTGGTTCGTTTTTATTGAATTCCAAATTCGATTTGACGGTTTTGAATTTATTGAACGCGTACGCAAACGGACGTTCAACGTTCATGACGTCCCAATTTCCATTCACGAAAATTTCGCGCGTTACTTCGTCTAAATTTTCCAATCCGTTCAAATACGATTCCGGCAACGACGGATTGTCTTTCATTAACGATTGCAAATAAAAATGATCCGGTGTCAATGTTCCGTTGATAAATGGTTCATGAAACAATTCCTTTGTCCAATTTTGCGACGGGTTACATGTGACCAAAATCATGGGATTTGGTTGTTTGTCCAATCCTGGAATGATATTTCGTCCCGCTCTCAATTTGCATTTTTCAAACGTTTTGCGTTGGCATTCCTGGCCTTCTTCAATCAAAAAAAAATTCGCTTCAATACCGTCAAATCGCGTCAAATTTTTGTCCATGACATAGTTTTCCGGGAAAAACGTCAACGTTGAACCGTTTCGAAATTTAACCAATTGGTCGGTTTGATTGTAACTTTTGACAAACGATTTCGGGCATAACTTGAAAAACGACGGAATGGTTGTTCGTTTTAATGTTGGCAACGATTCACGAATGACAAACGATTTTGAACCTGGATATATTCGGGCCAACAAAATCAATGTCGCCAATGATACGAATGATTTGCCACCACCGGCCGCACCGCCAAAAAGCAAATATTTATATTTTTCCGAAAATACCGCCTGAATGAATTCGTGTTGTTTCGGATGCGGTTCAAATAAAATTGACATGTTGTTGTTGATTTGGGCCGGGTGTCGGATTCGAACCGAACTTCCAACGCTTTGAAAAACCTTTGGTTTGACAATTGTTCACCCGGCGTTTATTTGAATTCAATCGTTTGGTCGCCTATTTTGAACACTTGTTTTTCGCCACCGAAATCAATTGTCATGTCTTCATTCCATTGCGCCGGATCAATATTTTTCAGGGCAAAAATAACGGCCGTTGTTGACGGGGGAATGAATTTCATTTTCTTTTTGGTCTTTGTCATTACGACTTTGCCTTTGCCGTTTTTCATTTCCTCGGTTTCGGTTTCCTCAACATTCCAACCGGTCAAAAATCGTTGTAATCCGTTCAACGCCTTTTCGCGCATAACGGATTTATGAACTTTTGAATTTTTTTCCTTTGCAATCTTATATAAATCAGAAACATCCGAAATGGCATCGCACCACAATAAAAATGTTCGACCTGAAATTCCGTGTTGTTCACAAACCGAATCAATAGTAACGTTGTTTGTTCCGTAATCGTCGCAAATCTTTTTTGATAGTGCGATTTTGTCTTTAATTGTTCTTTGCGCCATGTTGAATTTTTTCGGACGATTCGCGTCCCGTTTGGTCAAAATTACGAAAAATCATTGTCATCCAACAAATCGTTGATTTTTGACAACATCAACAAAACCCGTTCACGTTCGGATTCGATTTGATTGAAACGATTTTCAAATTCGAGCAAAGAAACATTTTCGTTGTTTGCCAGGTCTTCAATCAAACTGTCAACCCAATCGTTAAATTCCAACAATTCATTCATTGTCATTCCGGTTTTTGTATTTTGTCCATTCCATCCAAATCACTAAAATAATAAACAAAGTAAAATGAATTGAAATCACCGTCAACATCGCTTCAATCATTTTTTCAGTTTTTCAATTAGTTTTTCGCGTTCATTGCGTATGGTCGTCAATTGTTGGTCCAACATGAATTTTGTTTGTTCCAAATTTTTGATTTGGTTTTCAACCCAATTGATATTTCGCTGAATTTGGTCAACGTCTTTTTTCCCGGAAATCATTTCGAACAATTTACCCATTTTTGAATGTGATTTTGTCGTCGTCGGTCAACGCGTTAATGAATGAATTCAATTTTTGTTTTCGTTTGACAATATACGACAAATAATCAAACGCGTCTGTTATTCCGGTAAACCTGGAAACCCAAAACAATAATTTGATTGAATAGACAAATAAAAATGTCGCAATTGATAACGCGAACATGATTGGCAAAACAATTGTCATTGCGATTCCGCCCCTAATGGTCAATTTTTTCATTTTCGATTTTTTGTTTTATTGATTTGTTGATTTCGTTGAATTGCTGAATTAAATCACTAATGACCAACACGGCGTTGAAATTGCCTTCGGCGTACATTTCCGACTTTTTAACCAACATGATATTTCGGAATTCTTTGAACCGTTTTATTTCGTCTTTGGTGATGTTCATATTTTAAACAGATAGGACATATTTTGTCAATCCGAATGTCGTAAAAATTTCGACATGTTTCGCAACAAATCCAAATTTCATGATTGTTCATATTTCAAATAATTTAGTTTGTGACGTGTGATTTTTAATTCGCTGAATTGCTTTGTCGTAATATTCCGAATCTAATTCGCACCCGGTCAATTCAAATCCGTAATCATGACAAGCAATTGCAATCGAACCGGAACCAATATGAGTGTCCAAAATTTTGTCACCCGGTTTTGAATAATTTTCTAAAATCCATTTGTATAATTTAACAGGTTTTTGTGTTGGGTGAATTTTATTATCATAACCCGCTGAAAAATGATGCATTCTAAACATTCGTGTTGTTCCTTTTATACTTTTCCACGCCAATTCAGCATCGGACATCGGATTTGTGCCATTCATTTTGTCCCATACAATAAAACCGTCGGTTGAACATAAATAATCTAAAAAATAATTGCCACCCCAAATGATTTGATTTTTGCTTACCCTTTTTAATTCATTAAAATAATCTTTTTTTGGAGAAATATCCCATTTTTCAACTTTATTATCGGATAATTTCTTTAAACTTCCCATTGAACCTTTTCGCCCACCTTTTATCAATCTATTTCCAAGTCCATAAGGCGGATCGACAATTGCCAAATCGAAATATTTGTCCGGGTAACGTGACATCAAAACCATATTGTCTTCATTTGTGATTGTGATTTTGTCGGTGATATTCATAATTCAAACAATTTAATTTGTGAAACATGATTTTTTATTCGCTGAATTGATTTTTTATAAAATTCAACGTCAATTTCACATGCGGTTAATTCAAACGAATAGTCGTGACATGCAATTGCAATTGATCCGGAACCAAAATGTGTGTCAATTATTTTATCACCTGGTTTGGCATATTTGTTTAAAATCCATTTGTAAAGTTCAACCGGCTTTTGTGTTGGGTGAATTTTGTTTCCGGTTCGATTGTCAAATTTGAACAATTGCGCGGGACTTTCAAACGATGTCCAACCAATTTCAACTTGACTAAAATTTTCCCATGGTTGACATTTGTCCCAAACAATAACGCAACGCGTCGGTTTCAAATTAAAATAATTGCCACCCCAAATGATTTGATTTTTGCTAATTCGAAACAATTCGTCAAAATAACTTTGATTTGGTGCAATATCCCAATTGTCAATTGAACCGTTGTTGTAAATTCTATTTTTGAAATCGCCTTTGCCGCCGCTTTGCGCACCCATTTGACGCATTCCATACGGGGGATCGACAATTGCCAAATCAAAAAAATTATCTGGAAAACGTGACATCAAAATCATATTGTCTTCGTTCGTCACTTCTATTTTGTCGGTGATTTTCATTTTCTGAATATTTTTTGAAACCATGATTTCCGCTTTTTAATAACGGGCAACGCGTATGTTGTCAACTTCAGGCAATCACAAATGAATGGATAATGCCGTGAACATTCCATTGACAATTGAAAATTGACCGTTTCGCCGGGTGTGAATTCTTTGTTTTTGAAAAACGGATGCAATGGAAATTCGTTTTCGAAATTCATTTCGTTGATTTCAACCACTACAAATTGACCGGAATTTGTTTGTTCGATCCAACCTTTGTTCATGATTCTTTCAATTCAATCCAATCAATTAATTTTCGTTTACTTTCGTTTTTGTAACAATTAGCGACAAAATCGTTTAATTCAGATTCCGTGAATTCCTTTTGTTCGTTGAAATACATTTGTTCATAATCAATGTAAGATTCGCCCCGTCTTTGAACAAATTTGGCTTCGTAACCTCGAAACCTGAAAATGTATGTTTTTTTTAATTCAGTCATTTTGATTAATTTTTTCAATTTGTTGATCCAATAATTTTTCGAAATCGTCTTTTGTTGTCCTGAAATAATTGTCAACCGAAATTCGGAAACATTCATTTTTAATTTCCAACGCGAAAACATTTTCAAAACCTTTCGTTTCGATGTCGCTTCGTTTGGTCCTAAATTGCGCAAAATTGACCAATTGTTTGTTGTTCCATTCGGCCCGTATAATTTCAACCGCTTTGTCTTTTATAGGTTGCTTTTGTTCCGGTGTTAAATTTAAAACGCCCAAATCGTCGGTCAAAAACCGATAAATGAATTGAATGGGTGTAATTCCGAACGTCAAATGTCCGGTTCGTTTAAAATATTGATATGGTTTGCGAATACATTCGTTTATGTAATCAATCCGAATTTGTTTGCGGTCTTTCATGGACATTTCAATTTGAACGGGTGTTTCTGTTTTTGGCAAAACCTCAATTCGTCGTTTTTTGTAATTATTTAAAACCTGGCTGAAATAAATCGCATTGAAATTTTGATAATGTTCGACCAATTCCAATTCGCCGGAAACCATGAATTGAAACGCGACAACAATTTCGTCGGGTGTTATGGTCGGAAATTTTCGTTTGATAAAATCAATCAAAATCATTTTTTGTTCGGTGTTCGGCAAATTTTCGCTTTTTAAACCGATTAATCCGAAAACGTATTTCAACGCGTTTGTGATTTGCGGTTCCGGATCTTTTAAATCCCGGATTTTTGATTGAGCGATTGCACGTTGAATTTGTCCGATAACGGAATCACCATTTGCGGATTGCGTCCGTCCAATCGACTTTTGTTGGTTTGTTGTTGTTGGTTTTGTCATTTTTTGCCCTTTTTAGCCAATTTAAGCACGTTTTGAACGGCGATTGGTATGATGTATTCAATTTTTTATAATTGTCCATTGAAATCAAAATTTCGGTGATTTCCTGAAATTCGAATGCGTCCATTAATTTGTTGGCTTCTGTTTCTGTCATTGGCTGATTCATTTTTTGGATGTTCGGACAATTTTCAAAAATAAAAATCAACAACGGATTCAATGAATTTTTATAAATATCTTTTTCATTATTACATTCTTTTAATTCTTTTAATTCTTTTTTAGTGTTCACTCGTTGTTCATCCGTTGTTCGTTTGTTGTTCACTCGTTGTTCATTTTGTTGTTCACTCGATTGAAATTTTTGATAGTTAATGACTGATATTAAACGACTTGTGTTTGTTTTTCGTTGTTCAATTTGTTGTTCATTTTCGAACAACTTTAACAACCTTTCAATCTTTGATTCCTGAATGCCGGTTTCATTCGCAATTTTTTTTCGGCCGGTCACGAATTGACCTGGTTGTAAATCAATGATTTGACCATTCCAAAAATATTCCGATTTCGTGTGATTTGATTTCAACAAAATGTAAATCCATAAATGAACCGCGTCGGAATCCATGAACCAACCTTTGTCCAAAATTGACCTGTGAACTTTTATCCAACCTTGTTCCATATCAAAACAAATCCGACACCCCTTTGTCGCTTCCCATGCGCCAAATTAACGCAAACGATTTCAGGGTGTCGGATTTTAAAGATTCTAATTTCATGAATTTGGAATTTGGGAATTGTAAAAATATAAATCAAATTTTGATTTTCAAAACTTTGAACAATGATTTCACACGGTCGTCAATCTTTACTTTTTGACCATTTTTAATCGCGCTAATGTAGGCCGCCGAAAATTCCGGGTGCAATTCAACAAATCGTTTGATTGTTTTGAACTTCAACAATATTTCAATTCGAACCATTTCGCGCATTGTGTCGTTCAATTCACCGTCCAAAACAATATTTCGCGTCGTTTGAATTAATGATTGAACAATGTCCAAATGTTCATTCAGTTTTTCGCCTGAATAACGTTCATTGATTAAATTGCTCAACATTTGATATGACAATCCGGACAATTGACTGAATCGTTTGACGTTTCCAAATTTCGCGCAAATGGTCGATTTCAATTTGTGACTATTAAATTTCTTCATAATTTGTGACCGCTTTTTGGATTTTATATCCGTGTAATTTTAACAATTCAATTGCTTTTTCAATTTCGGTTGATACCGGATTCAAATTGATTTCGGTTTGAACAAATTTGTTCTTTTTGAAATACGATTTTCGCGACATGCGCTTCACGTCTTTTGATTTTACCAAAAATCGACATCGGAAATTTTTGATTGTTGATTCGCCACCGGTTAATTTTTCCAAACCGTTGTTTTTGCAAATCCTGGCGAAATCGTAACCGGTGAACGTTGATCCATTTGGAATTTCGTTCAATGACTGATTCAAAATTTGCTGAATTGCTTTTTGATTAATTGTTGTCGTCATGACTTTCGTTGTTTTTAGGTGTTTGAATTCTGTTTCGTTTTTCTTTTTTGTAGGTGAAAAAACCAATTACCGCGTCAATGGCTTCGCCTATTTCAGCCGGTGACAATTGTTCGTCTGTTTGTCCTTTGCGCCATTTTTGAAATTTGCGCAATGTTTCAATTGCTTTGTTCGTCGTCATTATCAAATAAATTTTGGGCGTGAAAATGTGAATTCATTTGGTCAATTTCGGTTGAACGTTGACCGACATTTTTTTGAAATTCCAAATCAGTTTTGAAACGTTCGTGTTTTTTTACGATGTGATTGAATTCGGAAAACGATGTCGCCAAATGCAATTCAACGATTGCGTTTTCCAATTCTTTTTTGATTATTGCTTTGCGTTTGCTCAAATAATTTTTGAAATAATCGTTGTTTTGCAATCCTGAATTTGAATTCCAAATTGTCATTAAATCATCGTGATTTTTTGCCGTGTCAATTAAATGATAAACCATTTGGTCAACTTCGATTGGTTCAACTTGAATCGGTTCCGGTTGTTTAATTTCAACGTGTTGAATGTCGATTGAATCGTTTCCGATTTCTTCAGCCGTGTAAGGCATGCCGCCCAATTCGTCGCTGAAACACAAACGAAAACCTTGCGACATTGCGACCTTTTTAATCATTGTGATTGGTTTTTCCTTCCAAAAACGATTCAGGACACCGGCATTTGTTTTTTGCGCGTACTCCTCAAACCATACTTCGTGAATGAATGGATGTTCCCAATCTTTTCGATTGATTGTGATAACCGCTTTGATTTTGGAATCCGCCACGTTTTGACGGTTAATGTCGCCGAATGTTGTCACCGACCAACCGGACAATTTTCCGGTTCGTTCCGCGCGTTTGATGTACGTTTCAAATCCGACAATGATTGAAAATTTGTCGCCGAATTTCGACGCGTAAATTTCACGCTTAAACGGGTTTAGGCCAAACGCCTGACTGATTTCGACAAATTGTTGAACTTCGGATTTTGTCAATTTTCCGGTCAAATTCATTGTTTCCAAATACGTTCCGATTTTTTCCAAATCGTTGGAAACGGTTGTCAATTCTTTTTTCATGTTGTTGTTGTTGTTGTTAATTTTGCAAATATAAATTAAATTTTATTTTGACAAAGTGATTTCAACCGATGTTTTTGAACTTTTTATTGGTTGCCAAAATTCAATGATTTCACCGGTTTGTTCGTCAACGGTTGTCATTTTGGTTTGAACGGATTTCAATGTTAATTCCAATGACTTCAAATCATTCGTCAATTCGTCAATGGCTTGTTTTTTAGCCACCCACAACGCGGTGTTTGAATAGTCATATTTGACGCCGGTTTCCTTTATTTTAAACGTCACGCCGTTTGTTTTGACACCGACTTTCGATTCGTTGCCGTACTTGTGTAATTCGTCAACCAATTGTTCCCGGACTGATGTCATGACATGATCCAAAGTTTGAATCATGAATTCAATTTTTGACGCGGTTTCAAACAAATTTGTTTGTCCGGATTCAATGTTCGAAATCATTTGTTCGGCTAATGTTTTGACGTTTGATTTTGTCAAATCGTTTGTTGAATTAAACAATTCAACGATTGTTGTTTTTTGTTTCATGGTTGTTCGATTAATTTTTTAACTTTTGAAATAATGATGTTTGATAATACTTTGCCAGGTTCCATGAATTCCGGTTGAATGGTTACCAAAAAAACAAACAACCAATTTGCATTCATGGCGTAAAAATCTGACTTGTCAATTGTCAATTTGGATCGTCGGTTGACGTTGTTAATGACAAACGCGATTTCATGCGGAACAAATTCGTGTTTGATTTCGGAAATTTTTTTTCGGTTATTGTCGCGGAATATGTGACCGCCTTCATTTTTTAACATAAATTTGTGATGTCTATTTGTGATGTGTTGTGTTGTTATTTCGTTGTTAATTGAACCGGGCCTTTCGTTGTTGTTGGCCCGGTTTTTTTATTGTCGTTTATAATTAACAATATAATTTGAAACGCTGGAAACCATTAACAATCCAATGATAATTCCGTAAACAATCCACCACCGTTCCAAATAGCAAATCATTAAACCTGCAATTGAAAATGAAACAAAAATCGTTGACAACGCCGATTTGATAAATTCGACGAACTTCCGGTTTGATTGCATCCAAACATGAAGACAACGACCGCATTTGATGTAATTATCTGAATCCGTTGTTTTATACGTTTTCACTATGTGCATTGAATTTTCGCCGCAATTGGGACATTTGAATTGATTGTTCATTTGTTTTCGTTTAAATGGTTAATAATATCATTCATTTCAATCAATATGTCGCGAAATATTTCTATTTCAACACCAGGACGCAAACGTTCCAAAATTACGGGTTGCCACATTTTGATTGTTTCAATTAAAAGTAACATTTTACGCGCATTTTGTAACAATTCCGGATTATAAATGTCAATTGATTTTGCGACATTAAAATCAATCGGTGTCATTAACGGATCAACCGGTTCAACGTCTTCCAACCAGGATTCAAAATAAATATATTTGTCATTGTCGCCAATTCGGTCGTCGCCAATTTCAAATAAGACGTTGCCACACGCGTCGCAAATCATGCCGTCTTCATTTTCAAAATAATCGTCGTTGTAAAAATCAAACCAATTGTTTTTAATTGCCTCAATCGCGTCGGATTTCGATCCGGTGATTGTTTCAATGATTTTTGTTTTGCCACGTTGGCGCGTATGATTCGCGAACGTCAAAATGATGTTGTGTTTCTGAATAGTGTTTGACATGTTGTTGTTGTTTTTATTTGTTTGAATTGATTTTGTCTTCAATTGAACAAAATTGGTTTGCAAAATATAAAAGTAAAACCGATTTGTTTTGATTCCATTCGTTGGCCGTAATTCCTAATTTTTTAGCCGCTTTGATTGCTAATTTTCTGAAATTAACGTCCATGACTAAATTTTCGCGTCTTTGCCATTCAGCATTGAAAAAATTTAAAGATTCCTGATTTTGTGTTGTTGTCATGTTGTTGTTGTTTTTAGTTTAATGTATAAATAAGATTAACACCTTTTAAAATTTTGGTCAATCTGTTTTTTGCTTGTTTTTCTGATGTAGTCGCAAATAAACATTGATTTGCTGAATCAACAATCATGAATGTTTTTCCTGATTTGAAAATTTTTGCGTAATAACTAAAAATGTGAATTGTTGTTGTCATGTTGTTTTTATTTATATGCAAATATAAGTTAAAAATAATTTAAAAAACAAATATTTTTTAAATTATTTTTAACATTATTTTGTTAATAACTGATTATTGGCATTTCAATATAAGGATTGACAACTAATTGCATATGCGACGCAATTGAATCTGAATATTTTTTAATGTTTTCAATGTTTGCCAAATCTTTATATTGGATTTCTCTTTCTAACAATTTCTGATACATTGCTACATATTTTAATGGTTCCGCAATATTTTTTTCTGTTAGTTTTACTAATTGTGTTTTGAATTTCGGTTTCATGTTGTTGTTTTTTTTAGTTTATGTATTGAAAATTTTTTCCGTATGATCCAATTGACATCCAAACATAATGTGAAGGTTGTGTTCCATAATCGCCGGTTTCAAACCATGTTGTCCCGCGTGACGCGATTTCATAAATCTTTAAAAGCATTTCACGTTGTTCGCCTTGATAATTTTCAGCAATCCAACATTCATTGATTGTTTTGTAATCAACATTAAAATTGACATTTGATTTTAAAATTTCAATTCTTACGCCTGAATAATGCTCACGGCAAATTGAAAATTTTGTTTTTGGGAATTGTTTTTTTAATTCCGTTCTAATTTCTTTAACTTGTTGTGTTGAGATGTAACCCATGTTGTTGTTGTTTTTTGAATTATTGATTTGCAAATATATGTTAAAATAAATTTAAAAAACAAATATTTTTTAAATTATTTTTAACAAACTTTTGTTAATAACTCAAAACAACCGAAAAAATGACTTTTATATTGAAACCAATGTCCACGATCCGACAACACCGTAATTTTGGCCGCATGTATTGTTCGCGCAATTAATGAACATTTGTTGGTCAAATGATACCGGAATTCCGCCAAAACTAAATTCAATTTCGTCACCCGGATTCATGGTAATTGTGTAATTCACATTTGGGATCATAAATATATTGTTGAAATTGTGAATTAAAACAACATTTGGCAAATTGATAAATGTTGAATTTGACCATGAAAAAACCAATTCAAACGGACAATTTTGACCATTGACAACATTCAAAAAAATTGGTGGTGTCAAATACGGATTAAAACCACCGGATTGCCAATCACCAACAAAAAATTGCGGCCTTAACAAACAATTGCAACCAGGCGGAATCGGTGTTCCGTCGTCTTCAAATTTGGGGCGACAATTGCAATCACAACCGCACGGTTGTTTTGACAAATCGTTTTTGACCTTTTGACTGATCCGATTCAGATAATTTTTGTCAATTATTCCCATAACAATTTTATAAATATTGTCAAACTCATGTGACTGATAATGATTGCCGGGATTAACATCCAAAATGACACGCCAAACGATTGATTTGCGAACGCGAAAATAAAAAACGTGATCCATGTATTGTGACACTGAACGCAACCGCCTAATGGCTTCCAAAGGAACCCAAACGGATTTTTTGGATTATCGCGAAAATATTTTTCAATGAAATCCATGTAAAACCCGAACACGTTTCCGGGACGATAACAGAATTCTAAAAAAAACGACGTCATTGAACTGAATAAACCAATCGCGAACGCTTTTAAAATTAATTCATTCAAATATCCGTCGTCGGACAATTCAGAAATCAAAAATCCAATTGCGAACGAAACAATCGCAATCAATGTCGGTGTTGTGGTGTCTTTTGGGTTCATTTTACAAACATGTTTGAACGATTCCGTTTAATTCAAAACAACATGCGCCGTCGGGCGTTGTCGCGTAATATGAACCGGGTGTTTGCAATGAAACCGGCAATTCAATTTTGACCATTGTTGTTGAGTCCTCGTTGAAAACCATTGTCAATTGAATTTGTTCGTTCGGATCAAACGAAATTGTTTGTTCCAAATATGTTCCATTTGTCCAAATGTGAAATGTGAAATCTTCAGGGTTTGACGACCAATTCGCAAAACCGAAATCAATCGTTTGATTTGGTGCAAAGCAACCAATATTTTTAACGCAACCGCAATTCATAATTTTTCAATTTTAGATAATCAAAGATAATTTAATTCAAACACAACGTCAAAGTCAATCGCGACAAAATTCAATGACTTATCAAATTGTTTCGGTTTGGGACTTTCTTCAGTCAATACCGCAATCGCGTCAATGGTTGATTTTATTGGTTTGATTTGGATCAATCGAAATTCGTCAAAATCCTGGAATTTAGCCGTCATGAATGCCGTTCGAATAGCATGTTCCAAATTATATGAACACCAATTGCGTTGAACGGCCACCAATCGCAATTCATAACGCGAATTAATTCGATTAATCGTTTGACAACTGAATTGACGTGAATTCGCGGATTCTTCATAAAAAATTTGTCCGTCGTCGCGATGTCTTATGTAAAAATAATTTGATTCGTTGTCGCTTATTCCTGAATAAACAAATTCGTTTTTTGTCGATTCGCTTTGAATTAAAATTCGCCCCTCTGAATCAATTCGGGCCAAATAAACGGCCTTTTGAAAACCCGGAACCATTTGCAAAACGTAATTTGATAAATTCGACAAAATTGTGTCGATTGGCGAACAACAATCCGATGTGATTTGTTTCATAGTTTATTTATTATAAAATCAATTTTTTCGTCAATCAAATCGGCAATGTAATTTTGAACACCGGTCCGTTCTTTTTTTGACGGTGTAAAAATTTCCATTTTTTGTTGACCTTTCTTTTTTCCCTGGATTAATTCCTGACCTTGCGATTTTTCAAAATCTTTGTCGTTGATAATGACAAAGTAAATCGAATTTTTGTCTTTAACAACTTGCATTGAATTACGCAAATCACCGGTAAATTCTAAATCGACAAACCCGGTTTGATTTCCCTTTTCGGATCGTTTCTTTGTCCAATATTTTGATTTGTATTTTCCGATTTTTGTTTCGGCCGTATTTTTTCCGTCGTTGAAAATTCGACGTTTCATTCGCCCTTCCAAATCCTTCGCACCCAACAAAAGCAAATCACCCGTTGACCGACTTAATTCAATCGATACCGCGTTTAATTTTTCTTTGAATTGTTCGGGTGTCATAAACCTTTCAAATAAATGATTGCGTTGATTATGTCTTTTTTATCGGCGTATGGAATTAAATCAATGAATTGAATCATTAATTCTTTGTTGTATTCGTCAACCATTTGATTAACCGATTTAAATTTGTCAATGGTATATTTGTTTTTTGGAACGTTGGCATCAACTGAATCAAACGCGCAAACGTTTAATTTTTTAGTGACGCGTTGAACTTCCGTCAAATAAACTTTTGCCAAATCGACCTTTGCCATTGACGAAAAATAAATTGTGTCGGATTGTGTTTGTCCGAACGATTGGATCGCGAACATTAACATCAAAATTGTTGTTGTTTTTTTCATTGTATTTTTATTTTAAAATTAGTAAAATTGACGCAAACCCAATCGTGAAAATTAAATTTCGTTTTCGGTTTTTGCTTTGTTTAGTTAAAAACTCGATTTTCTTTTTATGTTCCAAATTTTGAAATTCACATTCGTCTGTAGTTGAACGGCATTCAACTAATTTTTCGGCGAATGACTTATTCAATTTCATTAATTCGTCAATTTGTTTTTTTTGCAAATCATTTTGTTCCGCAATTAAATTGTTTTGTTCAATTATCAAATCGGTTGTTTTCAATTCTGAAATAATATTCAGGACAACCCATTTTGGCAACGCGACAATTTTTGTTGTGTCGTTATTTGTAACGGTTTGCGAAAAAATTGGTGATGTCGGAATCATTAAAATTGCGAACAACAATATTCGTTTCATGTTTTTTCTTTTTTAAATTCAAAATTTGCATTTCCTTTTTTTCAATTTCATATTGCAATGAAACGATTGAATCCGAAATCACTTTCAATGTTGAATCAAACGTCAATTTTTCAACTTCAAATTTTTTGATTTTAAATTCCAACAATTCAATTCGTTTGGTTTGATCCGAATCACTCACAACAATGTCCGGTTTTGTCAATAATTTTTTAAACGGGATTAAAAACAAAACAAACAAAACGATTGTAATTGCCAACATCCATTTTTGAAAATTTGTGTATTTGCTCAACATATTTTTTTTAATTTTTAACAACCGTCGTTTCCTGGTTTCGCGTCTTTGCTTTGAATATATTCGTTTTTATAAACGTCAATTTTTTTATAGAGTAATTCAGCAAAACCGCGTTTGATAAAACCCAACAACGATAAATTTTTGACTAAAGAAATCAAATTCACCACCACCAACGGAACGAAAATTCCTTCATTCAACCAATAAATCGCGTTTGAACCCTTCGCCAAATTTGTCGCAAATGCCAACAATCCGGTGTGTGATAATAACGTCCAAAAAACCCGCGTCGCTTTGCGCGTTTCAAATCTGTTGTTTTTCCATGCAATCCACATTCCCGTGAAATGGTCACAACAAATCAACAACATCAACGTGTAATAACTCACCGCAGGATCGAAAATCCAATTTGAAACAAACCCGGAAATCGAACCCAACGTGAACCCGCCAAACACCGACAATGTGAACGGAACAACTTTCAAATTCAGCGATAACACGGAATCAAAAATTGATTTTGTTTCGCTTATGAAATGCGGTTTCATTTTCCGCGCGGTTTTGACGGACGTTGAATTGAACCCGGACGTGGGCGCGAACCGCCACAACTTGAACATGCATTTTTTTGACCTCTTGTTTTCATGATATTTTTGTTTTTATGGTAATCCTTGAATGTAGCGATTTTGATTGCAAACAATACAACATTCGTCAATTCGACGCAATAATTGCGGCAAACTTTCAATCAACATTTTCATTTGTTTGTCGTATTCAGCCGTCCAATTTTCTAATAAAAAATTGATTTTGTCGGTGTCCAACAATGTCAATGAATTCAAACGATCCGTTGCAACCGCTTCGTGTAAAATTTCAATTCCTGAACGATATAAAATTGGCAAACCTAATTTTGCGCCCAAAATACACGCGAATTCGTCATTGTCACAAACGGCATTCGCCTGAACTTTTATTCCATAGGTTGAATTTGAATTTCCCGAACCGTTCCAACCGTATGCGCTCAAATATTGACCGGACTTTGACGAACAACCGCAACCCGTTTTGATTGACGAATTGTTGACATTGATTGTTGAATTGTCCATGTAAATATAAACATCTGGTGTTGTCGATGTAAAATTCAAATTGATTTCCGCTTCGCCTTGGGCGTTGGTTGTGAACGAATATTGCGTTTGAACATTCCCGTCGTCAACCCAAACATCGTGTGTTGTGTTTGCGTTTCCAATTTTTATTTTGATGTTGGTCACGTTAATTCGTAACATGCGCGAACGTTTAACCTGCAAATGAACGCCCCTATCAGCGTTTTGAACCGCCAATGAACTATTTGTCCAATCACCAACCGATAATTCGTCAACGATGCTATTTATACGAAAATAAGGCAACGCGTAACGCGTCAAATCTGAAATCACCAATTTTGTCGCAAATGCGATTTTTTCATTCAGGAATTGTAAACCTGAAATAAAATCCGAATCCGCAATGTTCGCGGCATATTTCAAATTTAAACCTTCTAAATCGTTAATGTATAAACCTGACGTTGGTGTTCCGGTTGTCAAACATTTGACACCGATTAAATTATTTAAACATGTTGGTTGCATGGTATGGATCGTTTAAGTAAATATTTTTTTCATTGACTTTTATCAAACAATGGTTTCGTAAATAATCCGGAACCCAAAATGACGGACATCCCTTTTGCGCAAATTGGTTGTGACCGGCAATCAACACGTCCGGGTTATATGATAAAACTTCGGCAATGATTGACGACAACATTGAATTTTGTTGATCCGTCAACGTGTTTTTAATTTGTTTCATGTCTTTAGTCATCCCGCCAATGTAGCAAACGTGACGTGAAACGGAATTGATGCCAGACGCGCCGTTTGTGATTTCGTTTTCGTCAATCCATTTGTCCATGTTATGTTTCACAAATCGGTGACGACTTCCGTCCAACAAAATCAAATCTGAATAACCAACACGCGACCAACCGCGACCAACCGGTTTCGGGGCGCAATGCCAATTTCGAACGGTTTCGGCCGTGACGCTTCGACCTTCCGGTGTCGCCGAACAATGAATCACCAAATATTTAAACGGTTTTTTCATTTTCAATTTGTTCAATTTCGGTCGGTTGCTCAACCACTATTTTTTTTGATTTTGGTTTTGTAAATGTAAGCAAA